TGGAATTAGTCCAGAGCAATACGCAAATCAATTATTAAAGGAGGCTTAAATGTCAGAAGAAAATAATAACACTAATGAAGTGGAGGCAGTTTCTACTGATACTCCTGTAGACCAAGAGCGTACCCCGAGGGGAACAGAAAGCCGAGAGGCTACCCAACACACACAAGATTGGGAAAATGTGTCAAACCTACCTACACCTAATCCACAAGAAGGCTGGGTATTTAGGTATATTAGAACTGCCCTTTTAGGACAATCTGATAACCCTAATGTATCAAGACGCTTTCGAGAGGGATGGATACCATGTGAACTGCAAGATCATCCTGAATTGCAAATTCATATGATGGATCATAACTCAGAGTGGGCAAAAAAAGGTAATATAGAAATAGGTGGACAATTATTGTGCAAGATGCCAGCAGAAAAAGCGAAAGCTAGAGATGAACACTTTGCTAATATAGCTCAGTCTCAACTCGAATCTGTTGATAACGTGTACTTTAAAGATCAGGATGGAAGAATGGCGACCAAACAAGTGTTTGAGCGTAATTCAAAAACAACTTTTGGCAAAGATTCTTAGGAGTCTTTAATAATTAATTTAATATAAGGAGACAATTATGTCGTCAAGTGCAACTCCTCACGGAGCTAGACCTGTTGGAACAATTGTTGGAAGCCCTTATCAAGGAAAAGTTACTCATTACAAAATTAAAAATGCCTTTGGCACATCCATATTTTATGGTGATTTTGTAAAATGGGCAGACGATAATCCTAATACTACTATCCAAAAGGATACTGGTACTACGGCTTGTACACCTATTGGTGTTTTTCTTGGTTGTGCTTACACAGACCCAACAACTGGTCAATTCACACCAAATCAATATTTCCCAGCCTCAACTGCTGCGGATGATATTGTTGCGTATGTTGCTACTGACCCTTTCATACTTATGCAGATGCAATCAGATGAAGCTCTTACTCAAGATGATCTTGGTAAAAACTTTGCGGTTGTTCAAACTGCTGGAAGTACAGCAATTGGTACAAGCAAAAACGCAGTAGACGGGAGCACAGCAGCTACCACTAATACACTACCATTAAAACTCGTTGATTTTGTTGACGGACCTGATAGTGCTATAGGTGATACTTATACTGATGTGCTTGTTATGTTCAACGTAGGGCATCAATTGCTCAACACAACAGGTATTGGTTAAGGAGTACAATTATGGCAGCTATATCAAGAGCTAATGAGCTTAAGCAGCTTCTTCCAGGACTTAATGCCCTGTTTGGAGAGGAATATAATAACTACGAGAACGAGCACGAAGAAATTTATGCAACTGAGAATTCTGAAAGATCATTTGAAGAAGAACTTAAGTTGTCAGGTTTCGGAGCTGCTCCTGTAAAAGATGAAGGTTCAGCTATCAATTATGATACTGCACAAGAGTCTTTTGTAGCTCGTTACACACACGAAACAATAGCTATGGGCTATTCAATCACAGAAGAAGCAATGGAGGATAACCTCTATGTTTCTCTCTCTGGTAGATATACTAAAGCTTTGGCTCGTGCAATGGCTTACACAAAACAAGTGAAAGCAGCGTATCCATTAAATAATGGATTCTCTACTACTTTCTCTTCAGGTGATGGTGTTGCTTTATTTAGCACAGCTCACCCACTTGTAAGTGGCGGTACTAACAGCAACAGACCTTCTTCAGGTGCTGACTTGAATGAAACATCTCTCGAAGATGCAATCATTCAAATTGGTAAATATACTGATGAAAGAGGTCTTAAAATTGCAGCTAGACCAAGAAAACTAATAGTACCATCTGATCTTCAGTTTGTTGCTACTAGACTATTGCAAAGTGACTACAGAGTCGGTACTGCTGACAATGACATCAATGCAATCAAAACTAATGGAGTGATCCCAGAAGGTTACTCAGTTAATCACTATTTAACTGATACTAATGCTTTCTTCATCACTACTGATGTTCCTGATGGCATGAAGCATTTCGTCAGAAGTCCAATGACTACATCTATGGATGGTGACTTTGATACTGGTAATGTTAGATACAAAGCTAGAGAAAGATATTCCTTTGGAGTATCTGATCCGCTAGGTATCTTTGGATCACCAGGTAGTTCGTAAGAACCTAAAGAGGGAGGCTCGTAGTGAGTCTCCCTTTTTTTTTATCTAGGGATTTTTAATTTGTCTATCAACTGACCTAGCAGACTTGCCAAGATGATAGATGTTTTCCTTTAGGAGGAATTATGGCTAATACAACTTTTAATGGACCAGTAAGGTCTGAAGGCGGTTTTAAAACTGTCGATAAAAATTCAACCACAGGTGCAATTACTGACGGACTAGTAATTAACTCTGATGGTAATGTCTATACCGATAGCGGTGGACATATTCAATATGCTGCTGCAACAGGTTATGGACCAGCAGATTTAATAGTAGGTAAAGGCGGTAGCCAATATGGTACTGCTGACCCTTATTCAGAAAGTGCAACACAACTTTTCCCTTTAGGGTCAACACTTGTTTACGGAAACAATGTTTATCGTTATGTTGAAATTGGTGGAACTGCGGTAACAGCAGGTAAACTTTTACAACACGCGGCTGTAGTTTCTGACCACGCTAATATGACAGCAACAGCAGCAGTTGCAGCAGGTGAAACTGCTATTTCTGTAGAAACAGGTGGAACTGACTTAACATTAAACCAATACGCAGATGGTTACCTTTGGGTAAATGATGTAAATGGTGAAGGTCAAATGCTTAGAGTTAAATCTAATCCAGCACACGATCATTCATCTGATCCTTCTGTAGTCATTACTTGTTATGACGATCTTGCAACAGCTTTGACAACAAGCTCACAGCTATCTCTTATAGAAAATCCAAATACTAACCTTATAGTTGCACCAGCAACAGAAACAGGTGCGTTGATGGGTGCTACTGTAATTGATATGACAGCAGATTATTATGGTTGGGCTGTTATTAAAGGACCAGCAGCTTTATTAACTGTAGGAACTTTAGTTGTAGGCAATGCAGCAGTTCGTTCAGGTGGTACAGCAGGTGGTGTAGCTCCAGCAACAGATAACGTGTTACAAGAAGTTGGTGATGTAATGGCTGTATCAGCAAATACAGAATACTCACTAATTAACATGAATCTAGGTTAAGGAGTAAAAAATGGCAGATGCAGTAACTACTCAAACCATCATAGATGGTGAGAGAAACTGTATTATGAAATTTACCAATGTCAGCGATGGTAGTGGCGAATCCGCAGTAGCTAAAGTAGATGTATCTGCTTTATCTGCTAACTCAGCAGGTGTATCTTGTTCTGAAGTTAGAGTATTGCGAGTAAGCCATGCCATTGTTGGTATGTCTGTTCAAATGTTTTTAAATGCTACATCTAATGTTCTTTTAATGGAATTAGCTGAAAGTAGTAATGGACATATGGACTTTCAAGATTTTGGTGGACTTCCAAATAATGCAGGAAGTGGTAAAACTGGAGATATTCTTTTTACTACTAAGGGTCATAGTTCAGGAGATACTTATTCTATCGTTTTAGAAATGATAAAAGTATATTCTGATTAATCGGAGACATTATGAAATACATTATTTCAGAAACAGGTGAATTTCCACCTCAATATAAAGTTCTTCAAGAAAGTAAAAATGGAATATGGATACCAGTTTTTGGTCCTGATCCTGATCTTGAAGATGCTCAACGAAAAGTTGCAGAACTACAACCTGTTAAAAAGGCTGTAAAGAAAGCAGTAGAGCCAAAAAAAGAAACGCCTAAAAAAGCTTCAGCAAAAAAAGCTCCAGCTAAAAAAGGTAAGTCTAAAAAAACTGCTACCAAAAAGTAGCATAACTCACTTTGTTTATAGTACCCTTACAGAGGGTACTATAACTATTTAATTTAAAAGGTAACTTATGAAAAAATCTAAATATATGAAAGGTGGCGGTAAATCATCTAAGTATAAAGCTGCTGGTGGTATGAAAACTGAAGTAGGAAAAGAAGCTAAAATACAATCTTACAATGAATATGTAAGAAATATGTTTAACGGTGGTGATACAAGTCCAGCTATGAAAAAAAATAAAACTGCAAAAGGTATGGCAATGGGTGGAAAGTCATCTAAATATATGCCTAAAGGTGGTAAAGGT